AGTAGTAGGAGATGTTGTCCGCCTTGCCCTTCTGAAGGTAGGCGTTGAGGATCGCGAGGTTGTTGTCGAGATCGACGATGCGCACCTTGTAGTCGGAGTTGGCGAGGGTGGCGAGGAGGCCGGTCTTACCGGCGCCCGGGTCGCCCACGAGGAGCAGCTTTACGCGGCGCTGGTTGGGGTGTTGGGAGAAGGAAGGCATTCATCACTCCATTCGATTTCATAATCATAGGCCCACGACATCGTGCCATCGGGCAGGATGATGTCGTAGGTGGGGACTAGCATGTCGGGACGAGGGTGGTCAACAGTCTTGACGGGGGTGCCCGCTGGGAACTTGTTGATGGTGGCCTTGAGGGTGGGCATCAGTGGATCCTGATGATGAGGTCGATGGTGAGAACCGCCAGCAACAGGATGTTGCAGAGGAGGATGGCGGGCAGCAGTACGTCGGGGTCAGAAATTACACGCAACGCCCGCTTCGCAGAGGACGCTGCGACTCTGATGGACTTCCGCGCCCCATCGAGAAGCAAAGGAGGAAGACATTGGAGATGATACCACACGATGGATTCCCTTCGAGATTATGCTGAGGGCACAGCCGCAGCATGGTGGGTGGGTGACGTAGAGGGTGGATCCTGCCGTGGGGAAGGCGGCGTTGTCAAGCACGTTGCGCTCGGCATGGATCATGTACCTCAGCTTGGCCTCTCGGGTGTGCAAGCGGAAGAGGCTGTCGGTCACGTTGGGTGGGAACCCATTGTAGCCGAGAGCCACTTGCCGCTTGTCGGTGCCCACGAGGACGGCGCCCACCTTGGTGCTGGGATCCTTGCTCCACTGGGAGACATGGTGGGCCAGCGCCAAGAAGCGGGCGTCCCAGTTCATGCGGTGCGCCACACGCGGATGCCCTGCACGCCATCCTGTTCCCACTGGCGGGACTCGAAGGTGCGCCGCAGCTTGCGCGAGTTGCGCAAGATGAGGCTTCCAAGTTTGCGCCGGGACTTGGGGATGAAGAAGGACTCGCCCACTTCGAGGTGCTTGAAGGGGTAGAGGAGGGGGCGCCCCACCTTGGAGGAGGGCATCGGGATGTTGTTGTCGATGGGAATCATGGCATGTCCTTTTCGTAGGTGACGCCGAGGAACTCCTCGGCAGCGGTGACGAGGTTGGTGAAGAGGGTGGCGAACTCCAACGCAGTTTCCTCGTCGGAGGTCTTCACTTCTAGGCGGGAGGTGACGACGGCGTCAACCATGAAATGGTTGAGGGCCTCGACTTGGGTGGCGATATCGACGGGGTTCATTTCTTCTTCCTGTTGAGGTGATGGACAATGAGGTCGGCGATCTCGTCGCGGAGGGTGGTGCTGCACTCCACCTCGACGATGATCATGAGTTGCTTGGAGCCCCGGAAGATGGAGCCCCCGATGGTCGTATGCTTCTTCGGCATGGAATGAAGTCCTCGTATCGGAGGGATCCCATGCGCATTGCGAGATGCTGCTCGGGATCCTTGGGGTGGGTGGGACGAAGGCGTGTCTTGTAGATTGCTATGCGGGTGTGGGACCTCGTGCTCCGCACCAAATCGACGGTGTCGAGCTGGCGCAGGCGGATGAGGGCTGCGATGGTGGAGACCACCTCCTTTCGGGTGAGTTGGGGGTATTGCTTGAGCAGGCTGTCGATGGTGAACTCGGTCGGCTGCAAAAGGATGGCGGCGCGTGCCAGCTTATTCTTGATCATGGCGATCCTTTGCCCACTGGGGGCAGAAGGGGGCGGCGCTGCAGTACTCGGCGCAACGAAGGTAGTGGCCGGGGCGCTTCTCCACGTAGAGGTAGCGGGCGTCGGTGGCGCTGGCGATGAAGGAGGTGGCCGCCTCCTCGGAGTCGAAGAGCTTGACGGCGTTCTTGCGCCCGTTCTTCATGACGGCGAACTTGGGGGGCTTGAACCAGCGCTCCTCGTCGGTGCAGGGCTGGGGATTGTCGTGCTCCTTGACGCGCTGGGAGATGCGCTCCTCGGCTTCGCTGGGGGGCCAGAGGGGAATGTCAACGACCTGCACCATGATGTCGGGGTAGTCGATGTTGCGGGTGTTGAACTTGGCCCAGTCGCGGAGGACTGCTACCACTTGGAGGGCCTTGATGTCTTGGCCGTGCTCGCGCAGGAGGAAGGCGTAGGTGTTGAGCTGCTGCTCCCACTCGGCTTCGCCCTTCTGGTGGTTGAAGCGGGAGACGCTGGTGACCTTGTAGTCTTGGATGGTGTTGGAGGCCACGACGAAGCGGTCGAACTGGCCCGAGAGGTTCTTGCCTTCGACGTGGGTGAAGAGCCGCTTCTCGACGACGGCCTCGGGGTCGCGCTTCGAGACGTACTCGTGGAGGGCCTTGCCGAGGAGGGTGCCCAGCATGTCGGAGGCATCGACCTCCATGTCGTCGCGGTGCTGGCGGGTGAGGGCCACCATCTGCGTGGGCTTCCAGAGGGAAGAGGCGGTGATGTCTGCGCCCCCGTCGTCGTAGTCATCGTTGGCGATGGCGTTGTAGATGGGAAGGGGGAGGTTCTTGTTGTTGGTGATTTTCATGGGAGCTTCTCCAGCTTGAGGGCGTAGCCTAGGGTGTTGGCCAAGGCGGTGAGGGAGGCGACGGTGGGGGATCCCCGGCGGAACCAACGGCGGGGAGTTTGGGGATCCACTCCTGCCCGCCGGTAGATCTCGATAACATAGCCGGGACGCTGCTTCAAGAGAGCGTGCAATTCTTTCAGCACGGGGTCGATGCCGGAGACGTGGCCGCCGAAACGACGCTGCGCCAACGCTATCTGCTGGGGGTTCTTCGTCATGTGAGGGTGATCCCTGCGAGGTTGCAGGCTTCGATGAACTCCTCGGCATCCCGGATGTAGAAGTCTTGCTCCTCGGGGGGCAGGAGGTTCCAGTCCTTGTGGGGAAACTGGACGCGGGCGAGGGCAATTGCTATGCGCTCAGCCTTCTCCACTGGGTTCCTCCTTCTTGGGCGCGCGGACCTTGCGGTGCTGCGCGAGGTTGGCTTCGATCTTCTTTGCGATGGCATCGTAGTCCTCCGGGGTGAGTTCCTCGACATCGAGGTGGAAGAGTTCCTTGGTCAATGGAGCTTCTCCTTGTCCTTGAATTGGGTGATGGTCTGGTTGAGGTCGATTGCTATCGCCTCGATGAACTCATCCCACTTCTCGCTGGGGGCGTGGGTGACGAGGTCGGTGGCCAGCATCCTCACGTAGAAATTGAGGCGGAAGGCGAAGGAGTCGGAGCCCGACCATCCCTTCGTGTGCCTGTATATCTTCTTGATGAGGTCGATGCCAAGCTGCGTGGCAAAGTCATCGTCGCTCATTTCTTCTTTCTCCCTCGGTATGGGTTGTCGCTTACAAACTTCCTATCAATTTCGCAGGCGAACCACCCCTGTGACCAAGCCTCGGCCATGCGCTTGCGGAGGAGGCGGTCGATCTCCTTTGCGGCAGCCTTGCGGTACGCCTGCTCGCACCACCTGACAGCGATGCGCTCTCCGGCTGTTTCGCGGCGGGTCATGGCTTGCCCTCCAGCGCGTTGCGCGCAATCAAATGCGGGCACTTACCGTCTTTGGCACATTCGGAAACGCACTCGCGGATAGACGAGCAAGCGCAAGCGGACTCTTGCAGCGCCTCGCGCAGCCGCTCGTTCTCCGCGCGCTGACGCTCAATCTCTCGCACAGCCCAATGCTCTGCTTCTGTCTTTGGCCTGTTCGGGTCCATGAACAGCCCGGCCAGTTCTGCTGGTGTTGCCGCGCGAGCGGTAAAAGCGTAGGTCGCTTGGTAGGTGGTGTCGCTCATGGCTGCGGCTCCTCGTCCAGCTTTGCGATCAGAGCGTCGGCGTAAACCACCGCCCACTTCGCGATGAAGCCAGCATGAACGGGCGGAGCGACTAATTCAGCAGAGGCCAGCATTCCCTGCAATGCCGCCGTCGCGATGCGCTCGCGGCGGTCGGCGCGCAGCCGCTCGATCTCCGCGCGCTGATTCTCCACCTCGGCCAGCAAGAAAGCCCTGTCCTTGTGAACAAGGTAGATTTCCTTGTTCGCTGGACCTTTAGCAACATCCTGCTCAACCCTATCTCTGATCTCCTCGATCTTGTCGCTCATGGCAGGGACTCCCAAAGGGCGCAGGCCCACATGATTAGGTAGGCGGTGAGGGTGAGGGTGATGAGATGGGGGCGGGTCATATGCCACCCCTCTCTCGGAGGGCATGGACCTGATCGTAGCCCAGCTCGTGGACCATGTCATGGGCCATGTCGAGGATACCCTTGAAGTCCTCGTCGGTAATGATGGTGCCGTTGCCGCCGTCGCAGCTCTCGTCGTCAATGACGATACGGAGGGCTTCGAGGTACTGGGTGATTGCCTTCAAGGTGAGAGCTTGGCTCTTCTCCACGTTGAGGAGGGAGGACTGGGCGAGCTGCTGCTCCTCGGTGGCGTCCTCTTGGGCGAAGTAGGCTTGCTCGGGGCTCAGGATACGCATCGTGGTTCTCCCTTGGTGAGGATGATGGGGGTGGGACCTGACCGCTTGGCCTTCTGGTAGGCGCGGCGCAGGTGGCGGTTCATCTGGAACTGGTGATTGATGGTTTGTATCCGTGTACCTTGGCAAGCATGGCACCGCAAGTCTTGACCGCTCTGGGAACCTAGTCTCATTCCGGTACCGTTGCAGGCAGGGCATATGATCTGCATATGGGTGTCCTCAGAAGGGGGGATCGAAGAGGTCACCAGCATCGTGGCGCTGGCGATAGGTGAGGGCGATGGCATGGTAGCGGTGGGCGAGGGAGAGGTTGCCCTCCCACTCGGCGTCGCTGGCGAGGTTGTGGAACTTGCAGTAGAGGGCGAAGGTGGTGGGAATGTGGGGGGACTGGGGTTCCATGGGGACCTCGGGAAGGTGGGTCCCCCCGCCCTTGGGAGAGGGGACCCGGGTTTCAGAAGGGGCACTCTTCGTAGCTGGTGGTGGTGGGGCTGGTGGGGTTGGAGACCTCCTTCACCACGGTGAGGTGGCAGACGCGCACCTTGGTGTTGTGGTAGTCGATGGGCACGCTGACGACGTCGGCGGGGTTGACCCGGCAGACGAGGGTGCGGGCCCCGCCGAACTCGCGGAGGTACTCGTAGCTGCACACGTGGA